ACTCCTTCAGCACCAGGTCGAGGACCTCGGCGTAATCGACGGCGTCCGCCTTGTCGACCGGCACCGGCTCCGACCCCGGCGGCGGGCCCGGTGGCGGCGGCACCGGCTTGACGTTGTCGCTGCCGAGTTTCTCGAGCGGCCAGTTCTGCTTCTGCAGATAGACCTGGTCGCCGCCTGGCACCGGTGGCAGGTTAAACTTCTTGCGCGCGTCGTTCGGTTTGTAGATGCCGCCGATCACGCCCTTCGTCGCGACTTCCATCCGTTGCACCGAATCCATGCGATCCAGCGCCTCGATGTCGAATTCGACTTCATAGGGCGATTTCAGCTCGAGGCCTTCGGTCAGGCAGAGCTCGAGCGATTCGAAGTGAATCTGTAGACACTGGCCGTAATAGAGCTGGCCGAGCGCCTCGACGTTGTTGTAGCTGGGGAGCGGGCCGACGCCGACCATGAACGGCGGCACGTGGTAGACGCCGCAGATCTTTTCGTCGCCCCAGTGCAGTTGATCGATCAGCTGCGCATCGACCGCCGACATCACCGGCGGCTTCTCGAAGGTCAGGCCGTCGCCCAGCACGGCAACCTTGCCGATGTTCTTTTCGCCGGCGTAGTTCTCCTGCCAGTACTTCTCGAGCCGCGCGGCGGTCTCGGCGCTGATCGCTTTGGGCGCGGTCAGCACGCCGCCGATCTGCGATCCGTGCTTGAAGAGCTGCGTCGCGTTGTTGATGATCGCCAGGCCTTCCATCGCGGCGTGGCCGCAGGCGTAAATCGGCGACAGCCCGATGAGCGGGTGATAGAGCGCATACATCGTGTCGTGGATGATTTCGCTCGCGGGGACGACGACCGAGGCCTCGGTCACGCCGGCCAGCACGTCCTGCTGCAGCGCGTAGTAGACGTCGCCGGCGGGCGTCACCATCGGCTGCACGCGCATCGGGTCGAGTAAGTAGAGGTCGGTGACGACGCCGCGGCCGTCCCGCACTTTCAGCGCGTAGGCGTTGCCGCGCAGCAGCTTCGAGAGCACCCACGACTCGTAGAACTGAATGCGGTTCTGGAAGTGATTCGGCCGCCGGAGGACCGGCGAGTACGCCGCGTTGTCGACTTCGGTCTCGATGCCGTTGGCGTCCTCGAGCACGAGCTTCGGCCGACACTTCGCGATGTCGCCGGCGATCAGCGTCACGCAAGACCACACCGTCGGATGCGTCGCCGCCTCTTCGACGCCGACGACGATGCCGCGCTGCCAGGCGCCGGCGAAGCTCTCACGGATGACGGGCCACCAGCCGCCCGAGATATGCGTGATGAGATCGGTCGGTGGGGCGGCTTTCTCGACGCCCAGCCAGCGACGCAGGGCGGTCCGTGGGGAGAGCATCAGTCTTCAGCGCGCAGGTCGCGCCGCTTGTGGCGGCCGGTGGGCGAGGTGGCGGAAGGCGGATCGTCGTCGACGCGCTCCGCGGCGCCGACGCTCACGAGCACGTCGCCGGCATCTTCGGTCGCTTCGAACACCTCGCCGGGGAGCTGCCCTTGCGGGCATTCCTTCAGCGCGCGGTACTTGCGGAGAGTGAAGTTCTCGAGTGGCATGTCGTCGCCCTCAACGCAGGGGACGCCCGCGTCGACCGTCCACCGAGCGCGGCAGACGGCCGACGCGCGCCCTGGGAATTACGCCTTGTAGGCCGAGTTGTAGATGTAGCGGGCCGCCTGCGGGCGCCGCAGCTTCCAGTTGATCTCGCGCGTCGCCTTCAGGCCGAGCAAACCGGCCTGCCAGAACGAGACGAGCGAGGCGCCCGTGCCGCTGATGCCGCTCTGCGCCGAGCCGGAGTCGACCATCTCGACCGAGGCCTGGTCGCTCGCATCCACCGTCACGACGCCGTCGTCCGCGAGGTACACCTCGCCGGCCTTGACGGCGACGATGATGTTCGAGACCGGCGACCCGACCCCGACCATCGCGGTCGTGGTGATGACCGGGAAGCCGAGCAGGTTGCCGCCCTGCATCGTCAGGCCCGGGAAAACCGGGTTGCCGAGCGAGGTGATCATCAGCGAGATGTTCAACGCGTCGACGGTCGACATGATGAGCACGATGTCTTCGGGCGACAGGTTCGCGGTCGCGAACGTCCCCAGCAGCGTCGCCAGGTCGGTGCGCAGCTGCGCGGCGGTCGTGCCGCTCGGCAGGATCGGCGTCGTCCCGTTGGTGATCGAGGCCGGCGACACGTTGGCGACGGCCGCCTTCGCCGGGTCGATAAAGTCGCGGTCCTGTTTCGCCACGATGGCCGCGGCGATGTCGTCGCGCACCTTGGCTTCCGCGCTCGGGTTCGAGAAGCGGATCTCTTCCTTGGTCAGCACGGCGAGCGCCGCGATTTTCGACCAGGTCAGCGAGGTGAAGAAGCTCGTCGCCTTGCTCAGCAGCGCCGGCAAGCCCTCTCCCACCCAGTTCGCCGTCAGCCCCGCGGAGAAGCCGCTCACGCGCGTGTTGAACGGCACCCGCCGCAAGCTCGGATACGTCACGCCGTTCTGGGTCGTGCCGAACTTGCCGAGAATCGTCCCCGGGCGCAGGAACGTGATGAAGTCGTCCATGATGTTGTACGGCACCATTTCCGACGCCCACCCGCTCACCGACGTCGCGCCGGCCCCGACGGCGGCCTTGGTCATGTAGTCGATCATCTTCACGAGCGGCACGGCGTCGTCGCCGTAGCTTTGCCGCGCGTACTCTTTCGCCTGCAGCTCGTTGCCGCGCGCCATCGCCATACACATCGCGGTGCGCGCGAACAGGATGCCGGGCTCGAGCTTCTTCGGCAGCACCATCACGCCCGTGCGGGACGTCGACGCGGTCTCGATCGTGGTCCCGTGGACCGGCACGGCCGCCTCTTTATCGCGCTTCTCGGCCGCGCGCAGCCGCACGAGCTGCCCGTCGATGTCCTTGACATCGAGCGCGAGCCCGTCGTGCTCGGTCTTCTCGGCCTCCGTCAGGGTTTCGCCGGCGTCGCCGGACTTTTCCAGCAGTTCGTCCATGCGCGCGGTCTTCGCGGCGCGCGTGGCTTCCCAGCCGCTGATCTGTTCACCGTATGTTTTCTTGGCCATCGGAGATTTCCAGCGCATCGAGACGACGCGCGGTGAGTCCGAAACGCCGGACAGTGAACGGGAGACCGGGCGCACGCGTGGGCCGGGCGCGGCCGCGTCGCTGGTGTCGTAGGCACGAATGGTGTGAATCGACGCGTCGGCGTTCGCCGGAATCGTCACGGCACTGAGCTCGAGCCACTGCCACCGCAGGAAGTGCAAGCCGCCGGTGACCTTGTCGTAGCTGTCCTCGAGCGACATGAACCCGATCGACAAGCCGCGCACCAGACCCAGCGTGATCGACTGCCACGCCATGTCGAGGCGGTCTTTCAGCACGCCGGGCACGTCGGTCTTGGCGATCTGTGCCGTGATCTCGATCGCGTCGCCGACCTGGCGCGCCTGCGTGACCTCGCCGATCGGGGACTTGCTGTCGTGCTGCCAGAGGAGCGGGAGCGGGAGCGCAAACTCGGCGCCGGCGGGTTCGACGACGTCGCCGTAGCGGTCCGTGGCCGCGGAGGTCGCGACGCCGGTGAGCGTGCGGCGCTCGGCGTCGACCGCCTTCAGCTCGAGCCGCGCATAGGCGCGGCGCGCGGCGGGCTGGGGCGTTTCACGTGAAACGGCTTCGGGCATGTCTGATGCCCGAACAGCCTGCGCCTCAGCCCTTGAGTTTTGGAGTACAGAATACCAGCGGGCGCCGGCCTTCGACGCAATCGTCAATCAAATCGCGCAGCACATTCGAGACGTCGGTGCCCGACGCCGTCGCGACGCGCCGGAGCTCGAGCTGCACCGCCGGCGAGACGCGCACCTGGACGCGCGCGGTCGCGCCAGTCCCATACACACTCGGCGGTCGACCCGGAGGTCGTTTGTCATTCATCGCGCACCCCCGACCACAAACATCTGGTATTCCGGCTCGGACTCCGGCGGCAGCGTCGCGAGCTTGCGCGCCATCAACGCCGCGATCACCGGGTCGATCCGTCCGCGGCTTTTCTTCTTGACCGGGTAGATGTTGTCTTTCCCGTCCCGCTGCACCACGACGTTGCTGATGCACCACGCCATTAACGGATGGCCGCCGGCGTCAACGAGGCCGTCGAGGACGTCGGCTTCGAAGTCTTTCGACGGCCCACTCATCTGCGCGAGCGTCTGCGGAATCTCGACGACCGGGAACCCTTCCGCCTGCAGGTCCTGCTCGAGATTACCGGCATTCCACGGATCGAACCCGATCTGCTGCACATCGAAGCGCGCCACGGCCTCGCGAATGATGTCCACCACGACGCCCTGGTCGATGCGGTTGCCCGGGTTCGTCCGCAGGAAGCCGCGCTCGATCCACACCCGATACGGCGCCCGGTCCCGCAATGCCCGCTCGTCCACCGTGTCTGCCGGCGTCAACGCCCACACGACCAGGCGCCATCGGCGGTCACTCCCCTCCGCGACCGGCGGAAACGCGGCCACGATCGCCGTGAGATCGATCTTCGAACTCAGATCGATGCCGAGGCAGCACGGCCGGCCGCGCAAGTCCTCGGGAATCGCGAAGTGACTGTCGGTCGACCAGACCGTTTGCCCGTGCCGCCAGCCGTCGAGCGACAACCAGGGCGCGTTCGTATTCACCCAGAGGTTCAGCCGCTTCTGCTTGAACTCCGCCGCGGCGCTCGGCATGTTCTTCGCCTTGAGCGCGAGCTTGCGCAGGTCGTCGGGATTCACCGAGAGGCCGAAGTGCGGATTCGCCTTCTGCCACGTCCGCTCGTCGAGCCAGTCATCGTCGACGTCGGCGTGGGCAATGAACGCAAAGAACGCCAGCGTCGAGGCATCGTCCTCGAGGACCCCGTCGAGAATCTTGCACGCGTAGTCGTGCTGGTCGCCGCACGGCGACACGAGGTCGTTGCCCGCAGTCGTAATCTGGAAATTCAGGAACGTGTCGCGCGCGCCGGTCGCGCTCTCCATCACGTCGAGTAGGTCGCGCACCTTGAACGCGTGGAGCTCGTCGACGACGATCACATACGGGTTCAGGCCGTCCGTCGTATCCGAGTCGGACCCGAGGGGCTCGAGCTTGCTCGAGGTCTCGTCGCGATGCAGATTCGCCGCACTCACCGTGATGCGCGCCAGCAGCGCCGGCGTGATTGCGACGAGTTTCTTCGCGTCGTTGAAGACGATTTTGGCCTGCTTCTCCTTCGTCGCGATGACGTAACCCTCCGCGCCAGGTTCGCCCTCGAAGAACACGGCATAGATGGCCACGATCGCCGCCTCGAAGGACTTCCCCTGCTTGCGCGGCAGCTCGTTGTAGGCGGTCGTGAACCGCCGATAGCCCGTCTCGATATGTCGCCAGCCGAAGATCGACCCGAGACGGAAGACTTGACTCTCCGTCGGCTCGAAGAGGTGCCCGGCCCACTGGCGGCCCTTGTAGTGCTTGGCCTGGCGCGCGAAGTCGAGGAAGCGCAGCGCGCAGGGCTTCAGCCGGCCGCGGGCGTCCCGCGCCTCCCACACGAACCGGAACGGAAACCCCGGCATCCCCTCGCGCGCGCGGTCGCGCAGATGGCGCGCGCAGGCCAGGCGATGATACTTGCCCGCCGGCCGCTCGCCCGCCACCACGCGCCGCGCGTAGGCATCGACCGGGTTAGTTGACGGCGGCGTCATCATCGAAATCGCTCAGCGCGTCCCCCTGCACCGGCGGCCCCTCGCCGCCACTCACCTTCGGCGCCCGAATCGCGGACGCCGGATTGAGAATCAGGTCGTTCTCGTAGAGCCGGCTCGCGAGCACCCACTGCCGGAGCTCTTTCAGTGTGGCCGACCGGTCCGCCCGATCCGCCGCCCGCCGGGACCCCCAGCGCCGCCGCAAGTCCGCGACGACGGCCAGGGCGGTGCAATACTTCGCCAGCGTGTCGCGCGCCTTCAGCGTGAGCCGGTGCTCCGCGGCGAGCAGCGGCGCGTAGTACGTCCAGAAGCCCCGCTCCGCCCGCGAGAGGCCCGGCGGGGACGGCGCGCAGACGATCATCGCCGCGCCGGCGTCCCCCTTCGTCCGATGCTGCGGCCGGTCGCGGCTCCCGTGCAGCGCGCGCGTCGCGGCGTCCTTGACGGCCGGCCCGCTCTTGACGTGACCTCCCCTGGGCATCAGTCAAATTTCCCGGGGATCGGATCCGTTTGACCCATCCACGCATGTTGAAGACCCGGCCGGGTTTCGGACGGCCTCGCTCGCCATTAACTTTCAGGCCCCCCCACCCGTCTCGCGCCGCGTCTTCGCCAAATGACACGCGACACAGAGCAGCTGCACGCGCCTCACGTCGCACACCGCGCGCGTGTTGCGTCGCTCATCGTCGGTGAGCGGCGGCTCGTGATCCACGTGCAGGCTCGAGCCGTCCGCACTGGTGAACGTGAACAGACCGGCGGCCTGGCAGGCACTGTCGGTGGTATGCGGGCCGGTCGGTAAGGCGGCACCACACACCGGGAGGACCCCAGCCCAGACCAGCTGGGCGAGGAAGTGCGGCCGGAAGGTGAGCCAGTCACGGTCGTAGCCACGCGCGTGCGCCGTGCCACGGCGGCGGTCGCACGTCGGGCACCGGCCACCGCCACTGACCACGTGGCCGCGTGCGCAGAGGCG